ATGTTTGGCACTCAATGTCGGTTACTAAGTCATTCAGTCCAACAAATTCTCTGTTCTCAATACAAAAGCCAATTTCTGTTGGGTTGTCGAACCCGTATTCCTCGGGTTCATAGCAGTTTTGGCAATCGCGGCAACACTTACCTCGTATAAAGTCTTGGTACTCCTCGTCCTCTGCCTCGCATTTGGCTTCATATTCTGCGGCGTAGTTTAAAAGTGTGCTGTCCATTTTTATTCTCCTTCTTTGTAAATGTATGCGACTACTCCGTTGTTGTCATTAAAAAAGATTGAAGGCAACTTGCTTGGCTTATGAAATGGTGCAACGTAAAAGCCTAAACTCTGGACATGTTTAATCGCCTCGCGCTTTGTAAAGCGTGGCTCGGTTTGTGTTTTATTGCCGCCTTTTGAATACTTGATATAAAACATTTTCACCCCCCTATGCGAAAACCATTTCAAGGATTGTGTCGAAATCGTTTGTTGTTAATTCATAATCAAAATCAAAAAAAGCAACTTTCCCGGTTTCGTATTTGATTTGCTCAACGAAATAATGCGATGTCTTGAGATGTTCTTTTGTGTCGTATTTAAAGCTATCAGCTGTATTCTCAAGAACCTTGTTTGCGATTTGCTTTAGCATTTTTAACTCCTTTAGGTCTTGCAAAAACCCTTTGTTTTTGCTGTAACTATATTATATAACAAGTTTACAACTTGCAAACTGAGAAATTTTATTTATTTATAGAACATTCTGTCAAAGCTGAACCCAGAATAAAAGCCGTGAGTCCAGTCCATAATGTCCAGCCCTCATACCAAAGGTCGCCTAGTATGTGTTGTTGCAAGAACAACAACACAAACATTAACGCGCAAACAACAAGACCAACTTTGTATATTTTAGCCATTGTAATACCTCCATTTAGTGTCTTGGTCTTCCATGTAGCTGGCAAGTGTTACCGCTTTATTCCACATGCCAAAGAATGGCAAATTTAATACTTTCTCTTTGCCTTTATATTCGTTAGCGGTACGGTAAATTCTCCACTCGTCTATGCCGTCTTCTTCCATCCTGTCGCGCATGTAATCAACGGCAAATTCAAACGCTTGTTCTAGGCTTTTGAGATAGTCTTCAGCCTCTTGTGGTATCTGGTTTAAGCCATTCTCCCATCTCTTGACCGCTCGCGTCTGAACATATAATCCAGACGCGATGTCGCTTTGACTCGCACCGATAAATTCACGTATTGCCCTAAACTCTGCTGGTTTCATTTTTATCTCCTAAATCTTTTACGTGTCTAACAATTGCCTTGTCTGAGTCTGCGAATATTATTTGCAAGGCTTCGAACCTGTACGGTATTCCTAGAAATGGAACTCCGTTGCAATCCGACTGCTTCATGTAATCATCAACCATCTGGTCAAAGTATTCTGGCTTTGGAATAGGCTCGGTCATTTTTCCCACTCCTCGAACGTGAAAGAAAATTAACCCGTCTCCGTCTAATGCGACTATGTCTTTATCAGAGGCTCGGGAGACTATCCCGTACCCCTTTTTCAACAAGAACTTTTCTGCGGCTTCCATGAGTTCCATTATTTCCTCCTATTCGTTAACGATTGCTAAAATGCGTTCCCATTTGTCACAAACAATTGCGTATGCTTCTTCCATGATTTTTTCGGCTTCAATCTTGAGTGCTTCTTACTCTTGCTCGCTTAGTGTCGGGAACAAATAAGGGCTGATTCCTCGCTCTGTGTAGAACTCGTTCCAGTCCATTACGCTGTTAACTGTGTCCATCGAAATGTAGCTACAATCTAAAGAATTGCTCCAACCGAGATGTTCTTCGATAGTTGCTTTTGCTAATGTCTCTGCGTTCATAATGACTCCTTCAGGTCTTGCGGAAACCCTTTTGTTTTCCGTCTATGGCTTAATTATAATACAAGTTTACTCATTGTGAACAAAATATTTTAATAGGGTAAGAATTTTCCTACCCTATTTCCTGCTTGCGTCGTGCGCCATTTCGCGAATCTGCTTAACTGGCAACATGGTATTCTCGGAAATCTTGAGGTAAAGCGTATTGATATACCTAGCATTTTGAGCCTTTAAGGTGTCACTTAAGTCTTTATAACAATCCTCATTCATGAAATGTAGAATAGCAACAGCCTCCTTAAACTCCTTGTTGTGACTCAAATCTTCTGGCTCACCAAGAATTAAAAAAACATCATCACGAACCTGATATGGATTGAGTTCCCAGTTTTCGGCGACTTCCTTAATCATCGGAAAGAAGTCTTTTTCTTTCCAGCTAACGTCTTTAGCTGTCTCAATCTCAATGCCAAGACGCATAACATCATCAGCATAACGGTCATTAACAAAACTCAAATCAGATGCGGTAAAGTACTTCATAGATAACTCCTTCAGGTCTTGCGATAGCCCTTTGCTTTCGCTGTAACTATATTATATAACAAGTTTACAACTTGCAAACTGAGAAATATAGACTAATTTAAAATTTCTTTAGTCTAGTTTGGTGATTTCAATCTCCATGTATTCTGGCTCTCTTACTCTATCAGCCTTTATACATCTTGAGTCTATAATCTGGCGGTCGTCATTGTATGCAACTCCGTTTAATGCGTCCTCTACTGCTTTTAAGATATTTGAGGCATCTGGCATAAATACATCTACTTCAGATGTAATTTTCTTTGGTCTGCTCTTTGGCATTTGCCTATGCGTGGTCACTGTTAGTCTAATTGGCGAGTCTGCAAAACTTTTACCGCCTGCGTCTAAAAAGGCGTTCTTGACTCGTCTCTCGAATTCGATGTCCTCTTTTTTCTTGTACACAACATGAGTTTTGAAGTTTGAGCGCGGTCTGGCTTGCCCTCTGACCTGTCCGTAAACCCTGAATAACATTATCCCTCCAAATGCAAGGAGGGCGGTAAACCACCCTCTCAGTCGCCTATCGGGGGCGAAGCCCGACTAATTAAAGTATAGCAAAGAATGGTTTATGTTCTTTTCTCTCCACCCTGATTCCTTCTAACTGGTTTCCTTCCAGCGTAAATCAGAATGGACTAATTAAAAGGGATATCTTCGTCATACTCTGAGTAGTTCTGGCTTCCACTTGCTCCATATGCTGACGTACTTTGATTGTCGCTCTTGCGTGAGGCAAATTCTATTTCGTCCACGATAATTTCAACTTTAGAACGTTTTTGCCCGTCCTTTTCCCATTGACTCCAGCTTAATTTGCCTTCAACGGTGACTTTAGTTCCCTTTGTGAGATACTGAGCCAATTTCTCTGCTCGTGTGCCAAACATTTTTAAATCAAAAAAATTCGGTTTGTCCTCCCACTCTCCGTTTGAGTTTTTAAAGCTGTCATTTACTGCGATTCCCAAGGTGAGAATGTTTGCGCCGTTGGCAGTCGTTCTGAGTTCACCGTCTCGCGTGAGATTTCCTGAAATTACTACTCGGTTAATGTTCTTCATTGTAAGCCCTCCAATTTATGACTCGCTTAATGTGGAATATATCGCCGTCCCACGTGCCACATGCAATTGTTTTAATAACCGTGGGATAGTCGCTAGAATAATTGTGAGCGTTTAACACTGTGATTGAGTTGTAGAACTCTTGAGCCTCTTTCATTGTGTCAAACACTCTGGCGAAGGGCGGCTCTGAAAGCCGCTCTCCGTCCGTTGAATAGACCGTTACTTTATAGTCGTGGTCGTCAATTGTATATTTCATTAGAAGTCTATATCCTCGTCCGCCAATTCATTCTGGCACTTGTTAATCCAGCTTGTAACGATAGTAGTTAGAATCTCACAAGTTACCGCATCTAATTTTAGTAGGTCGGTTACTCCGTTATCCTTTGCGGCTTTGGTATTTAAAACCGCCTGAACGACTTCTGAGGGCTGTTTATCCTTTAACCTTGCGAACCCTTCAACACTTGCATGAAGTTCGTCCATTTGGGCTTTAGAGGCTGGCTTAGAAGACTCTGGCTCTCTCTCTGTCTCCTGCTCCGCCTCTGGTAAATCTTCACCCGAGTAGATGTATAACCCTAGACCAAACATCGCCAAATTCTTTACAAGACATCTCATGATTGTTTTGTTGATGTCAAACATCGTAGCCGCTTGGCATGTCTTATTTACGGACTTTCCGTAGCTTTTAACTTGGTACTCGTATGGAACATCTTTCATTGCTTTGTTTGCCCCGTCCATTACGGGTAGCCACATGGAATGTGTTTCGTCATTTATGGTTACTTCGGTAAATACCATGTAACCTGTTTTAGCATCGAATATATACGGCAGACCGTCAAACATCTTTATTTCGTATTTGGCTTGGGGGTAGAGTTTCTTCACCTCCGCCCAAGCCCATGACCAGCTTAAATAGCTTAATTCAGTTTTGCCAGTCTTTTTCTTTTCGATGTGCTGGCTAACATCGACTTTCGATAATGTTTCAAAGATTGTCTTTTCCATTTTGCCCTCCTATTTGGCTAATTTAGTTGATAAGAACTGCCAGTTCCAATGCTCGTTGTAGTTTTCACCTGCGAACAATTTTTCTTTAGCTTCAATCGCGTTGCGTCTATTCTCCCAACTGTTCCCTCTGCCAAAACTCCAATAAGGAACTTCCATCGTTTCGCCACTGTCTTTATTTTTGAAAGTTGCTATATAGTCGCGACATTCTCTCATTTTTAACCCCACCTAGAACTCCGCCAATTTTCCTACGTCTACACTCATTATTTCTACGCTTATATTCCATTCGGAATATTTACCATCAGCAATCTCATTGCGCGTGTATGCGTATCTTGCCATCGCATCGCTGAATGTCTGAAACGCAAAACCGTTTGTTTCGATAAACTCTTCAACTGCTTTGGCTAGTTCAAAATTGCTAGCCATGTAAACAACATCATTTAGGTAATTCTCGAACACGTTATTCGGCATGCCGTAAACGTTTTTAACTTCTTTGTCCGATTTCATTTTTAATCCTTCCTATGCCATCTGGCTTACAAGTGCGTTATAGATTTCCTCGGCTTCATCTTCGCCAATTCTTTCTTCCAACTCGTTCATGCAAAGAATACGAACCAATGCACCATGTTTCATATTCCATGAGTCCTCGAGAACTCTAATAATTGTGCTGTAACTTAGTTCGTGTATTCTCTCAGCGAGTTCGCTTCTTAGTTGGTCATGGTTTAATTCGTTGTTGTTTACGATTTGCTCTAACATCTTGACTCCTTCAGGTCTTGGAAAAACCCTTTGTTTTTCCTGATGTACTAATAATATCATAAGTTTACACTTTGCAAACGTGAAATTTAAAAATAGTGGGAGTTTCCTCCCACTTAGTTAATCTTTGTCACCTTGCAACGGGTTAAAACTGTTTGCTTGATTCCTTTGTATTCTTTGTGGTCTTTAACTGTTGCTTTGAGTTGAATTTTGTCTCCATGTGTTGCTGGTATCCAGTCAAGCCAGCCATCTTGTTCTTTGTCAACATACATTCCAAGCGGTGAGCCTGTTTTCCAGATGTAGCAGTTACCTTCTGCATCTGCGAATGTGTGAAGATAAACCCAATCTTTCCCATATCCGCAGTAGGAATCTTGTAACCAGCGATTTGTTCTAATGTATGTTAATTCGTACTCGCTACGCTTCTTTGCTTCGCCTTGGTATTCTGATTTATCGAAGTCTGGGAGTGCATCAATCCATTTTGCGATTTTCTTAATGGTATAGCGGCAATGAAAATGACTGAAAACCTCAATCTCTACATCATATTTTCCGATTACTCCTGATTCCTCCCATTTGTAGTAATCGCAATTGTATGTAGAACTTCCGCCTACATGTTTATGTTCGGTTTCATCGGCTAGGTAATCTTTGATTGCTTGGTACTGCTTAGTGCTAAGGCAACGACCTTCAACATCGCCTTTTTCTAAAATGCTCTCGATTAACTGCTCTGCAAACTCGATGCTCATTTCAATCTCCTTCAGGACTTGCGAAAACCTTTTATCTTCGCTGTAAGACTATTATATAACAAGTTTACATTTTGTGTACTGTAAATTTAAAAATAATCCCACCGAAGTGGGAATTGTTTAAACCTCGTTTATTTCCACATTTTCTTCAAAATCGTTCGCACACTCCTTTAAGGCTTTTCGCATAGCTTCGTAAATAGGCTCAATATCTCGAACTATAATACCATCTTTGAAACTTTTAATCTTTTTGCCGAACTGTGGAGTGTCTAGCTTTCGGCTATTACTAGTGCAATTACTTTTGTACTGCTTGCCGCATCTGTACATGTCGCCGTGTATTTTGCGCATGACTTCACCACGCCCCAAGCCAATACGTTCATATTCAGCCCTACACCCTGTTTTATCTCCAGAGCTGCGCTGCCCTGTTTTTCCATATTGCAAAGGCTGAACCATTACAGTTGGTAATTTCTTCTCGTGACATTTATACCGATACTCAATGTCGTCCTCAAATCCACCATGGAAAACTTCTGGACAAGTTGCTAAATCCAAAGCAAACAAAGAGTAACAATATCCCTCGCGCATAAACCTGTCGCCTGGTGGGTTTGCGCTTAATCCACACCCTGCCAAACAAGCGTTAGTGTTTTCTAAAACTGCACACAACACTTCGACAAAATTATTAAAAAAGGAACAGCTTCGTGCCCCTACGCCTGAATAATATTTTTTTGAGATGCCATCTAAATCTAGTTTGTATTTTATCTGCAACAAAGTGATATTGTCGTCTAGCTGTATGCAATATTTATACCCTTGTTCTTTTGCGTATTTAATTGCGTAGCTTCTATTCATTGGCGCATACCAAGCATTTTCGCTAACCCTGAAATTATCCAGATACCAGTCTTTATATTCGTCTGGAACTTTTACTATTTCCCAGTCTGTTTCGTATCCATCGCAATCATTTGAAATAATCACCTTATCGAATCGACACTCAAACTTTTCGGTGGGTCTTTCTTTGCTAGTTCCTGGGCGTTTGCCCGATATTTCACAAACCAAGACTTCGCTATCCTTCAATACAACCACCCTCGTAAAATTCTTTTGTTTTCTCCAACATCTCTAAGTCTGTACTGCGTATTTTTAACTCGTAATACGCCCCGTCTGGGGTATCTTCAAGTATGCTGTTGTCTGCTTCGTCCCACTTGAAGTCAAACATTTCGCTTGTTTCAAACCCTGTAAAAAAATCGTCCCCTAAACTCTCCAACTCTTGCAACAACAATGCGTTGTCCCAAAATGAATAATCCGAAGTCTTATTATCTGCGATTCTGTATGCTTTAATTTGTTCGTCTGTTAACCCCTCAATAACGTGTACTGGAACTGTTTTAAGCCCTAATGATTTCGCCGCTTTATATCTTGTGTGACCAACAACAATAATGCCGTCTTTGTCAATCACGATAGGCTGTTGCCAGCCATATTCTGTTATACTTTTCGCCACGTACTCGACAGCATCATCGTTTCTTCTTGGGTTATTCTCGTATGGATAGATTTTGTCAATACTGCGTTCTTCGATATCTAGCTTATTCATTTTTACGCCTCGAACCATTCTCCGCAATTAGGGCACTGTACTTGTTTCGGCTCTGATTCTTTTTCGCTCTCACCATTCTCTCCACAGTCAGCATAATAATCAAAACCAAAGTCGCTCCAGTCGAAGTCTAGTATTTCTCCAAACTCCTCGTTTAAGATTTCTAAATCAAACCCAGTGTTTAAAGTTAACTGATTATGAACATGTGTGTATGCTCTGCGCTGTTCGTCTGATAGATGGTCTAGGAATATGACTGGACATTCTTTGATGCCTAGCTTGTCTAATGCGTATAATCGCCCGTGACCCTCGACAATCTCAAGTTCACCTTTATTGTTTGTCCATACTGCTATCGGGTCGCAATTGCCAAATTCTTCTATGCTTTTAGCTATCTGTTCAACCTGCTCCCGTGGGTGTTTTTTAGCATTGTTGCAATATGGTGTTAGCTGGTCTACTGGAACTGTTTCAACTTTTAATTGTGGTTGCTGTTTCATTAGAGATAATTCACCCCATATTCTTTTCTGAATGCTTCTATCGCTTTTTCTCTACCCTTAACGGTATAGACATCAGAACCAAAGTTTTCTATGCACCACGCCTTTTCGGCTTCTTTCCTGAGTTCCAAATCTCTCGCCTTGTTATGATGTACGCCGTTTGGTGGCTCGTTATGGTCGCAGTGACACAAGTACACCCATAACCCGTCACGCTCTGACTTCTTTCGGTTTGAGGCTGGGAATATGTGATGTCTCTCCAACCACTGACCATTGCCGCAGAAGTAACATTTTCTTTCATTGCTCAAAATGCTATGTGACATTACCAGATGTCCTCCGCCTTGCAATTTAACACTTCACAGATGCGCTTTAATGTCCCCTCGTTTGGCTGTCTCTCTCCGCTCACCCATAGACTAACGCAACCTCGTGTTACACCTAGAGCGTCTGCCAATTGCTTTTGTGACATATTTCTGTCGCTGAGGACTTGTAATATTTTCTTGCGATTCGGCATGTAACCTCCTTTTTCCTAAGTGTAACACAATGTAAACAAGTTTTCTATTAGTTAACTAATATGGAAATGCACATCTCGCGAAGTCTCCCATAAATTCGCGCCTCCATTAAATCATTAGTCTGTGCTTTGGTCTCCACGTCCTCATTCGTTGTAACGATTACTGGCAGTTTATTGGCGTTACGGTAGTCGATGATTGAAAACATCATTTCCTGTATGTATTCGGTTTTTCTTTCTACGCCTAAATCGTCAATAATCAACAAATCGCAGGTCTTGAGTTTTTCCACATCTTCGATTGAATCTCTAAAGTTTGGCGACATCGCAATTTCTGGTGCAGAAACCAAATACACTTTCTGACCTTGTGCGATGATTTCGTTAGCGATACATTCTGCCATAAAGGTTTTACCGCTTCTTACTTTGCCGTGTAGACATATTCCCGAGCCTACTTCTTTATGTGCTTTGAAGTTCCTGCAATACTCTTTCACGACATTAGTTAATGCTGAATTGCGTCCATCGTCATTAGCTAGTGAGCGTCTAGTTTCTCTCGTGCATGTCGGGCGATTTCTTTTTGCCGCCGCCTTTTGCGCCTCTGTACGCTTGCGGTCTAGCTTTCTTTCATACGCCTCATTCTCGCATTGACATATGCAGTTAACTTTGTGCTTTTTGCCTGCCCAATCAACGATAGTTTGTTTTCTTGTTCCGCATTTTCCGCAATAAAGCAAACCATCTTTTATAAAGTCGTTCTTGTTTGGCTCGTTGCATACACTCGCGGATAATTGCTCTAGAACTGACATGTTTCTCCCCTTTGAATTGCTTGTAATTTCTTTAGTGCCGCCTCTGGCGTATGGTCTGGGTTCTGGATATATTCTGGTACTTGCTTGGTTTGATTTAAGGTCTGCTTTGAACTATTGAATTTTTTTTGCCTAGCACACCAGCCAGCGTAAGCGGCTTTCCAGCTTTTCATTTTGTTCTTTCCCACTAACCAGCCATTCGATTCGTAATAATTCCAAAACTGCTCTGAATAATCAGGTTTTCCAGTCTCTTTTGCGTAGTCTTTAATCTCTTGCACTGAGGGAGCAGAAAAGCGTTCGCGCTTTTCTTTAGGCGCGGATGCGCCTTTCTTTTTATTCATACTTGTATTATTAATACTTGTATTATTCTCTTTAAAGTTTTCTTTAATAGGGGTATTAACATTTTCTTTAATAGGGGTATTAACGTTCTGGTTAATAGCTATTATTCTTTCAGTGACTTGGTTTCTCTCGTCTCTGTGCACCTCGCTTGTAATATATCCAGCCTTGCAAAGATTGTTAATCCAACCTGAGACTGCAATCTTTGAAACTCCATATAATTCTGCAAAGTAATTATTTGATGCCCAACAATAGCCGTTTTTATTGCTTAATGCGGCTATCTCTCCATATAGTAATTTCTCGTTGGCTTTTAGATTTTTGTCGTATCTGACGTTTGCAGGTATTACCGCATAATATGATGGCTCGTCTATCATTTTTCCCCTTTATACAGAAAACCCCTCACGGGATGCAGCCGTAAGGGGTTCTGTTTCTATGTTAAACCCGATTTGTCTATTGGGAAGGAGACGCATATCGGGTTATAACCGTATTAACAACAAATGCTGCATCCATTCGTTATGTTTATATTATACATCAATGTTTACTTTTTGCAAACTAGAATTTTAAAAATAAAGACCTCACGTTGTAGGGTCGTAAGGTCTTTATTCTCATAGAACCAAGTTGTTAATCAGGTTGCCGCCTGACTAACGGCAAAGAATTATTCGCGGTAATTCGTGCCAGTTCTATCTTGTATTAGACCTAGCGTAAAAAGTGCGCCAACACTTTTTACAGCGAAACGAATTTATATGTCAGGCAATTCGTATCCGCTAGCCTATGGCTTTATTATATCACCAATTATTACAATCTGTAAACTACATTCTCGACCAATCAAAAATTTTAATGCCGTGAAATTTCTACCTCACCGACAAGTTTTCGTTAATTACAATTGCCGCCCCTCTGACTTTCTTTCCGCTCTCTAAAGCCTCTTTAATGGCTCTCTTGTCAATCTTTGGCGGCTGTGGAGTCAAATACTCCAGTGGAATCTTTTCAGCGTCTAAAATCTCAACTGCCTTTGATTTGCGCGTTCCAACTCGGTAATGCTCTGTCTCGATTTTACCGACCTTCTTAACTTGGTCTAGTGCATATGCTTTGAGGCGTGCTGACTCGTTTTCTAGAGTCTTTGCCCAGTCCGTGAGGCGCTTAGCCTCTTTCCTCAAGACCTCGGCTGTATTGTCGCGCTTGTCGGCGTAATAAAGAACGCCCTCGACCTTTTCTGCCATGCTCGCTTCTAGCTTGTCGATGTTCGTTCCATCGTATAGAATTTCGCCTGTTTCCTCGTTGATGATAATTCCACCTTCGCGGAGTACCTGCAAATCGTTTGCCATGTCGTATAATTTCATTGTTCTCACCTTTCTGGGGGCTTTACGCCCCCTGTATTGCCTCTACTTGTGACTCTGTAAAGAATGATGCTACTTTCATAAACATGGAAGATTTTTCCTTTTCTTCGCCTTTCTCCTCGACCTTTTTTGAAGTGCATTTCCAGATTTGGCACTTAAACTTTGCTTTCTCACCTTTCTTAACTTGGTAGCCCAATGTCTTCCAGTGTGCGTATGTGTGCGCTTCTTCGTCAATCCCATAGAACAATTTTGCGTTTGAGATAAGGTCTTCGTTTGTCATTTTGGCTACCTCCTTAAATGTAAAGTTGAGTTCCTTCGTATTGTTTGTTGTATCCAAACAACTCGTAATATTTACCGCTTAAGGCTGCTTTCATAGTCTCATGCCAAGCAGCACCGTATGTCTTGAATGCTTTATCTTGTCCGTCTACGATAAGTACAAAGCCATCGAATTCTTTGTTGTATTTCTTTGCTTCTGCTTTTGCTTGGTTGTCCATTTTGATTTTCATTTTTTCGCTCCTTCTAGGCTTGAAGAAAACCCTTTGTTTTCTTTCGATGTACTTATTATAATACAAGTTTACAGTTTGTAACCAAAATAATTAAAAAAAATAAAAGATATTTTCCTATGTTAATAAGAAAATAAGCGTCCTGAAATAGAACGCTTATTTTCCAACATGAGATTTATGGAGTGATTCCAGTATATCACCTTAAGGCACGAATTTTGTTCACAACCGATTCGTATTCTTTAGGACATACAACCTTTATAGCCTCCATATGATTGTCGATTACTTCCATGATTTGAGAGACTGGCAAACCCTCCACCGCTTGCATAAACTCCGAGTCTCCTGATACCTCTGCGAGGTCGTCAGACGCTTTTTGCGCCACGCTTTGTGGTTGATAGTAGTTCTTTACTGTGTAGAGCCAAGCTAACCTCTCACACGTCTTATAAGATGTCTCTCCGCTCTCAAGTTCCTTTATCTCATCTTCAATAATTTGTAGGTCTAGCATATTGACACACCTACCTTTTGAGCCTTCTTTTTATATCTGTCGTGCATTTCTTTTTGCACTGAAAGAATAAACTCCATATCGTAGTCAACGGACAAAAATTCAATATGCAAACGCTCTGCACACTTTAATTCGTGGTCTACATCTTCGATTAACTCTTTGACCTTGCATGAGGCGGCTATTTCTCCAATGTCTTGCAATTCTTTGTAAGCTGACTCATAGAGTTTTTTAGTATCTCGCTCCCAAGATACCCATTTTTCCATGCCAGACCGAACAGCGTCCTTTTTAACGCCTGATTCTACTGTTTCACGGGTAAAGTTCCTCCATGCTGAAGGAATGACGCTAGAATAGCTTACATTGTCCTCATTTGGCAAAGTGTTGAAATGATTTATTACATATCGGTGAACCCCTCTGCGTTCCACTGATTCGGATATGTATTGATATTCATGAAGTCTCTTGAAGCCTTTTAGACCCAAGAAGTCAAAATAATCTGCCATATCGCTATGAAGCATTAAACCCTCTGTCTGGTGCGCTGAGATACGCCCGAAAACGTCAATTGCTGTCACTCTTAATCACCTCCAATATTTCTTTTAACATCTGGTTTTGTTCCTCGAATTTCTTTGTCAATTCTTCCAGTAGGTATTTTGCTTGGGTATCGTTTGCGGCTTGAACGTCATTCTGTTTTGACTGTTCGCGGTTTTCCATGAGGTTTTCATAGCCCAAAGCGAATGAAAGAATTGATATAAGGTCGATTACGTCTAATTGACTATTCATCTGAGGTTGTAGAGGTGCTTGTGACGGGTGCTGTTCCATTTACGCTTGCTAATTTACGATTTATGCAACACAAGTTGCCCTGAACTCTGAACACTCCACTCGTGACTGAGGTCTCAAGACGGGTCTTATATTTTGTCCGTGGTGCTATCTTACAAGCTGATACTTGCGAACAATCGCACCCAACTAATGGATATTGGACTGTGCCTGAACCAATTGTGACTACAACTGGCGCGTTTATGGTCGTAGTACTTGGGATTGATTGAGCCACGACCAAACAATAAAGGTGATTATTCAAATAGCTTCCAGCTGGAATATTGATAACTAGGCTAGTACCGTTGAACGTGACTGAGTTTGAAATAACTACGTTATTGCATAGTTTACAACTACCTTTACACATGATTATGCTCCTTAAATCGAGGGGCGACCGAAGCCGCCCCGAGTGTGTGAATTTATGCGGCACAACACCCGCAACCGCTGTTAAAGAACGGATTGATACCTGCTCCGTATGTTGTAGACATCGGATAACGAACCACGCCAGAAACCGCATTTTGTAGCTGTAACTGGTTGATTTGATTCTGCATGTCTGCCATGCGGTTGCCGCAAATCGCGTCTAAAATCTTCTGGGTTTGCTCTGTCGTGTTGGCGTTGATTGCCGCTGTATTCATTGCGGCATTGTAGTTTACGCCGTCAATCGCTCTTTGGGTCTCGCAACAACACTGTTGCATTTGTGCGCCGACTGCGTTTGTTGCGGCTACTCCATTGGCGAAGCCTGTGCATAAGTCGCGTTGAAGATTGCCGAACTGCTCCAAATTCTGGTAGCCCAAATTGCACATGCCATTTGATAGCATCATGTTTTGGCTTGCAATGGAATCATTCAAACGACCAACGCTGTTTTGCAACTGGGTAAAGTTGTTGGCTTGGCAAAGTTCAATGTCAGTCAGGGCGTTTCCATTGTTACCCATGCCATTGCCTCCCCAGCCCCAAATCATGGCAAAAAGTATGATAAGCCACCAGGCATTATTTCCCATACCGTTTTCGCCGTTTACTGCCGCTATGTCTGATAGCGAATATTCTCCCATAGTCATAATTGCTCCTTCCATCGTGGTTAAACTATGGTAGTGCTATATAACTCTCACGCCGCGCGTTACGTGGGGGCTAACGAAATAAAGACTTGATTTGTGAAATGTCTAATCCATTCTCCTGCGCTATCTGGTCAGGAGTTTTGTTTTGATTATCTTTAACGAATTGCGCAAACTGCGGATTACGCTGTGCCAGCATATTCATTAACGCATTTGGGTTTTGCCCTCGTAGAGCATTTACCGCCTGCATTGCGTTATTCAGGGAGTTTTGATGTGGACTTAGATTTTGAAACAGACTGCTTGCCATTCTCAATCATCTCCTTCAACTCGTTGAATTCCGCTCGTGTTACGTATTCAGGTTGTGGTGCTTGATTTTCGATTGGCGTAAACGCAAAAGTTCTAATTGTTGGAAAGCCTGCTCCATCGGTACTTTTAACATACATAATGTCGTTTTGGTCATCGAATAACGGGACTATGCTGTTAGCTGGCATTTGGTATGCTTTAGCCCCTTCGATTCCTGTAACTCTAATTAGACTTTGAATTTGAGTAGTCATAGAATTGGGCATCATATTTCGCCCATATATAGGATAGGGATTATACCCCATCATTCCGTACTCATTCATGGTAACGCTCCTTTCGTGACTGTGTAGGTAGTGCTAAAAAGGACGAGGGGCTATTGCCCCTCGGTAACGCTAAAAAAACAAGTAAAACTAAAAACTATTTGGTCAAGTAAACCTCTCCGCCGTCTACTTGAACTGCGATATATCTAATGTTACCACTCTTTCCAGTGTATTTGCCCCAGACATAGCCATCGGCGATTGTATACCAATTATCTAAAGTTACTGGCTCTCCTGCGTAATAGACGGCAACAGAATTGCTGTTAATAGTCGGCTGGCTTCGAACGTTTAGTGCGCTTGCGACCACTGTATAAGTACCGCCAACAGAATAGCTAGAAACGCCAAGAATCTCATTAACTCTTGCTTGGACTGCATCGTAATTTGCTCCTAGGGCTGTTTTGCGTGCCTCTCCATCTCCATATTTGCCAGCAATTACATCTTGGGCGAGTGCATTAATATCTACCGCGCTGGAGTTATTAACAGAGGGATTGGAGTTAGAAGGAAAGTCGCGATAAACAATATTCATGTCAACTCGCCCAGAGATGCCAGCCACTGAGCCGTCCGAAGTATACTGCCAAATGTCGCACCCTGCTTGACCCTGACTTTCGTCATGCCAAGCGGCGACCCATTTAGAAAATCTCTCTAGACCTGCTAGGTTGGAATTCCACCAACTCAAAGACGCATAAACGCCACACTGATAGCCAGCCGCCTCGATTACATCTCCAAAGGCTTCTGCGCATGCTTTAGCCACACCCTGCGTGCCGTCTTGCTCTGAATCAAAATAAACTGGGTATTGAAGTTCACGCCCTGAAATAAGTCTCAAAACGTGTTGCGCCTCACTCTGCGCCATTCCTGTGTCGGTGGCATAGGAATAAATATAGACTCCGTGTGGGATACCTAAACGCTCCACTTCTGAGATGTTTCTTGCCCACTGTTTGTCGTCTTGGTCGGCTTGGTCGTTGCCATACCCTACGCGAATTATCGCATGGTAGCCAGAGTTTTTAACCTGCTCCCAGTCAATAGTGCCGTTGTGTTCTGAAACATCAATTAGCTTGGTCATTTTCATTCTCCTCTGTTTCCTCTGTCTTTTCAGTCAAGCCCTCCGACTCGGCTTTATCAGTAACGTTGAATAGCGATAAAAACTTGCTGTTCTTTAAATCTTCGTTCATTAGCGTAATATTCTCAAGAATTGAAACAATCTCAGTTAAGCAAATATAAATGCAAACTGGGGTAGCGATTGGAACGGTAAAGCCTAGGTCTAGATAGCCCATTCCAAACTCCACAAGATAGCCAAGAATCATTGCGAACATAAATGCAAATTTGTGGAATAATCCTTGCCGCAACTTGGTGCTTGATAATTCCTTGTTCGCAACCGCCTGAACGACTCCTGTTACGATGTCCAATAATATAAAGAGCAAAGTTATTGTCGGTACTATTAATGTATCTGGCATTGTTTGTCCTTTCGTGTTTTCTTTCGTTATACAACTTTTATTTTACGCTGTCAAAATCTCGAAATAGTTCGTGTCTTCAAAATTCGCTGGTACACCCGATTTAATTGCTTCCCAAGTATGCTCCCCGTTGTAGTAGAACATGCCTTGTTCGACATAATCGCCAACAGAATATGGATAAGGCTTGAGGTACGTTCCGTCTGGAACGTTCGGGTCATAGTTCGGGTCTTCCACAAAGTCCCAAATAATCATGTATTTAGTAGGAACGACTTTCTTTTGAAGAATATATCCTACTTTTTCCGCTGGCTTGGTGTCGTCAACCGTGATAGCCTCAACCTCTGAAAGAATATCTTCTGGAATGTCTGACTTTTCAATCTGCCCTTCACTCAATGAATATGCAAAGGCTGTTGCTGAATTATCGGACTCTAGAACATCTTTAGCCTCGGAGAATGTCTCTGAGTTGTTCTTTAGCCAGTTATAAGCATCGGTTAATGTCATATCTGGGTCATATGGGGCAGCGATATATTGCGTATCAATATAAACATCCATCGCTGTGCCATTAGTGATAGCGGTTTCCTCTTCCTCACGAGTAGACTTAGAAATATAACTCGCTACCTCGATTGTGTTTTGGTTGTTGTGAATCGTGTTCACACTTACCACCCTGTGATATGTGAGCGGTACGTGTGATTTTGTTTCTGTTTCAAGATATAGTGCCATGTGTTCCTCCTTATGATTTATATCCGACTACCTTAGTGATATAGACTTTATAGCCGCCTTCTACTCCGCCTTGCATTGTGGTTGTGTCACTAAAAATCGCCGCATAAAAGTCCTCGCTAAAGCGCGTTATTGAGGTTCCAAAATACGCTGCTGATGAGCATATTATTTGATATTGGCCTGTGGTAGCCCACTGAGAAACAATCATCGAGAACCTTTGTTGCGGTCCATTCCCAACTGCAACTCTTCTACTTCCGCTGACATAGTCGCCTTCCTTCTTGTGGAAAAAGATGTCGAAATAATCGTAATTATCAACAGAATCGTTAAGCGTAATCGTGCCCGTTGTTCCGCTTGAGTTTTCGTAGAGAACATTTGCGCCGTAAACATCGTAAGTTATACTCGAGTCGCCCTTAATAAAGCTAATAGCAGTTGAGCCCGCTCCAGTAGGCTCTTTCAATTTTATGTTGACTCCGTTGTACACGTCAAATTCTATGTCAGTTTTTGTGCCTCCACCTATTGCGATTTGGCTATAAATTTCTCCTACTGTAAACTGCATCTTTCCAGCACCATTAAATAAATTTAATGTTGCCGTTTCTCCAGTATGTTCATCGTTTGCCCAGCCGCCAATATTTACACTGTTAGGCTTAAAACTTGCAAGTTCTGTCGTTCCGTCTCTCAATATAACCGCTGGTTCAGATGTGAGCTGAACATTACCGCCTAGTGTTGAGGCTGTTTGGTCTCCAACTACTAAGCCATTAGTAGAGTCAAACGCCATGTAATTAGTAGCTGTCTTAGCGGCATTATTCGCTGTGGTCTGAGCGGCTGAAGCGGCACGTCTTGAGTCTGCATTGGCAAGTATCCAATAAGTACCACTATAAACGAATGTAACGTTATCTTTTGCCGCCCAATTATATGTACTGCTCCACGCTGTATCTGCATTTGGGCGGATAGTCTTTGCTCCAGTCGAATTGACGTTTAGCGTTGGAGTTGAAGCCGTATTCGCATAAGTAAAATATACCGTTACTGTCGCTCCTGCTTTTAGCGTTAGACTGCCTGAAGCCAAGGTTGCTACTTTAGCGGCTGTCGCGGCGGCTGTTCCACATGTTGCATATAGTAATTGACCATCTGCACCTGCCGCGCCTGTTGCTCCCGTAGCCCCCGTTGCTCCCGTAGCCCCCGTTGCACCCGTTGCTCCAGTAGCACCCGTTGCTCCTGTTGAGCCTTGTTTCGCCACTGAATATGACGTGGTGGTCGTGGAATCGGTATAAGTTAGAACTGTCTTTGTCCAAAGGTATGACCCTGCCGCAACTGAAGGAATTGAAGTCGACCAAGTGCCAGTCGGTGCTGTGGTATTTGAGGTTGAACCCTGATATGTGACTGAGGCTGAAGAAATACCTTTACCCGTTGCTCCTGTGTCGCCTTTATCGCCTTTAGCACCAGTCGCGCCCGTTGCGCCCGTGTCGCCTTTATCGCCCTTCGCTCCTGTTGCGCCAGTTGCTCCTGTTGCGCCCGTGTTGCCCGTAATACATACGCCTGTGGAACTTGGCTTGTATTCTGTCGTGCCACTTCCATAGGTAACCTTGGTTCTATTCCAAATATACTTGCCCTGTGTCCATGTCGGTTGAGTCTCTGACCATGAGCCACCCGATAGAGATGTTGCGCTTGAGGATTGGTAGTATTCCTCAACACTCGCGGTGATAGCTTGACTTCTCGCTGTCGAGTCTACTCCGTTAACTGGTGTGGATATAGTCCACTTAAAACTACCGTCTGTCTGTTCAGCATATGTCGCAGCACCACCTGAGGCAGTGACATAAGATTTGATAGCCTCAGCAGAAATATCAATTGCGGCTTCTTTGGCGGCTTCAAGTCTACTTACAACCAAATTACGGACTTTTATCGTGCCTGAGAAATTGCCGTAAGACTCGGTTTGGATATAAACTGCGAATTTCTTTGCGGTTGTTGGTAATGTAATTGTTGATTCTATCGCCGTAGCTGTACCATCTGCGTCTGCGGTAACTCTTTTGCTGTATAGCCAGTTTAAAGCCTTACCCTGTGCGTCATAGACAAATATCGCAATGGCAGTTCCTCTGTATACGCTATCAGTACCACCGCTTGAACTATTTCCCTTGCAGGTCGTGGATATTTCAGCATTTACCTTAAATATCTCTCCACCAATACAACTAAATCTAGGTGAAATATTTCTGTCTCGAACTATGGTATTCATGGTGTACCAATGACCGTCAGAGGTCGTATCTGCCGTAAAGCCATAATATGAGGCTGTCTTATCGTTTAGGCGTGAATAATTATTCGGGTCGTCCCCTGCCAGTGAATAAACCTCAGACGTTGACGCTTTCAGAGCGATATTAGTTGAGTTCTGGGAGATATTTGTCTCGGCAGTAGAGACTCTTGAGGTTAACGCTGTAAGGTCGCTTGCCGTTGCCAAATCTTCGGGGGCTGGTGACCAGTCTGTGGGTTTTGTTCCAAACTCCACTTTTGGTCTTGAAATGGTAACAGTGCCAGATGTTAAACCCTGAATATATGCTCCAGTTTGTGCCGCGCTAGTAAACGTGGTATCTGTGAGCGTGACAGTTTTAGATATCCTTTCAGACATCGTAATCGCACTTGAGCCGCCATCTTTCCAGCAAGATACGTATTGAGTTTTAGTGGTCGAATCAGATGTATATCTAAAAGCTGGCTCAAACCCAACTCTTTTAAATACTGCATCTTTTGCCTCTATGTATATTGATAAAGTTACTTTTCTTCCACCAACTTGCTCGTTATTAAGAAAATTTGAAACACCATAACTAAAAGATTTATCTGTTCCAATTACACCGTTTAAAGTTTGGTCGGAGTTCGTTATTAAATTTCGTCCTCCGATTTCAACTGCATTTACTGCGTTAGAAATGTTAGTTGCCGAGTCTGCCTTAGTGATATACGTGTCTGCGACCTCAGTCTTGGTCGCCCTTAAAGCGATAGCCTCTGAATTCTGTGTAATATTCGTTTCAGCTGTTGAAACTCGTGTTTGAGCGTCTTGGGCTATACCTAAGGCATCATACCATGACGACCAAGCGGTATCACTTGTTCCGACTCTCCAGAATTGCTTGCCGTTATTGACGTTTGCGACCTGTTTAGGGTAGCCGCCAGATTTATCACCCCACGGTACATACGTTGTTAGCGTGCAGTATGTACCAGTGGTTAAAGAACTTAATTCTATAGTTGAAAGAGATTTGAACTCTGTTATTACTTGCTTTGGGTAATTTGTAATATACCAAGAAGGGCTTTGATTATCATTTCTTGTGTCAGGCAAAGTCTTTTTCGTGTAATTATTTGCCAAATCAGTCTTAACTGAATTTGCCGTGCTCTGAGCAGTTGCGGCATTTGATACCGCCGTATCAGCTGTACTCTGTGCGGCGGCGGCATCACTCAACGCCTTAGTCACATCTGTATCAGTGATTCTGCCCCATGAATATGTTGAGCCTGATAGCATCCATCTATAGCAATACCCTGTTGCGGTGTCGTAATATAGGTCGCCTAGATGTTCGTTCTTTAGGTCGGTTGTTGTCCAGTCTTTCGCTGGTGCGTTAGACGTGGTTGGAACTCCTGAATAAAACCATGACTGAATGGCGTTGTCTATACGGGCGTTTATCTCCTTCACTGATGAAGAAATGGAGTCTGACGTTACTTTAAATTGTGCATCTGAATACTCTTTAGCGTCTTCTAATGCGCTATTTGCATAGCCCTGTGCCTCGGTCTTTGTAGCACGTAAGGTGATAGCTTCTGAGTTCTGTGTGATTGACGTTTCCGCATTTGATACCCGTGTGGTTAATGCTGAAATATTGTTAGCATTTGCGTCAGCTTCACTTTTCGCGGCTTCTGCGGTGGTCTTAACCGCTGAAACATTAGAAGATATCTCTTCCGAGGTGATTTTTAGTTGTGCGTCTGTGTATGACTTTGCTGTTGTTAGACTGGTAGCCGTCTGAGTATCTGTGTAGGCTGATACATCTTCTGGGGCAGGACTCCATGCGGTTGCTTTATTGCCTTTTTCTAGCTTTATCCACTTCAAATATGTGTTGCTAGCTGAAGCAACTACCCCACCATATAAAAATGGTCTGAATAAAACATAGTCGTAATTATCAGGCTTCGCAATAGTTTTAAACTGCAATACAACGTGAACCCACTCGTTCGCTGTGATTGTGTTTGGCGAAGGGGAAATAACATTTATATATGAAGCTGCACCATTTGACGCGCCGATACTGTCTTTTGATGTGCCTTTATATATCCAATAATGTAACGGCGTTGACTGTCCGACTGTTCCATCTGCATCAAATTTCAATACTGCTTGATAAGTGTAAACCGTATCCCACTCAAGTTCGTATATATTGCTCTGCCTTATAGAACCGTCTGAATGAATACACTTTACACCGTCAATATCTACAATCTCTATAACCTTATTACCATTCAGTACCCAGTTATCTAATTCTTCAAAATTAGCAGTATTGAATATAAGGTTTGTTCCACCAACCTCAACAGAATCTGTATAAGTCTTAGCCGAACTTATAGCCTCACTCTTTGCAGTACTGGCATAATTCTGTGCTTCTGTTTTAGTGGCTCTTAATGTAATAGCCTCAGCGTTTTGGGTAATTTTAGTCTCTGCTTGTGTGACTCTCTCACCTAGTGAATTTACATCGGCTTGTGCGGCATCTGCGGCGGCTTGAGCGGCGGTGGCTTGACTCGTGGCTTCGTTTGCAGTGGTCTGTGCATCGTCTGCGGCTTTCTGCGCAACCACAACAGCGGCTTCTGCATCGGATATAGCTTGTTTAGCTTTTGTTAATTCCTCGTCAGTAGCGGCGGCGTTAGACTCTAATTCTGCTAGGCTTTCTTGCGCCTTAGTTAAATTCTCCTTTGCACTGTTAACATCAGCTTGTGCGGCTTCTACTGACTTCTGGGCGGCATTTGCTGACTGTTGAGCCTTATCCGCTGACTCTTGGGCGGCTGTGGTCTTTTCTTGTATACCTGAAACGTCTGTATTGATTTGCGTAATTTGGCTAGCCTGCGAAGAAATCTCTCCAGCATTTTGAGTGATTTGAGTCTGTAATGCTTCTTGAATGCCCGTGAGCGAAGTCTTCTTAGCGTAGTCCTGTTCCATGGTAGATTTAATCTCGCCAGCACTTGAGGATATTTCACTTCTTAAAGTAGTCTCTGAACTTGATAACTCATCTTTCGTGGAATAGGTAGCTTCTGCCTTTTCAACGTGAGCTTCTAACTGTGCAGTTAGGTCCTCTCTTGCGCTCTTTGCGGCTGCTGTTGCTCCTGCTGCCTCTGATTTAGCTTGTGTCGCATCGTCTTGAGCCGCCTTAGCATTGGTCAATGCTGAATTTGCGTTTGTGTTAGCCTGTTTCGCCGACTCAACCGCCGCATTAGCCTGTGTTACAGCTGAACTTGCATCTGACTTCGCAGAATTGGCATAACTCTCCGCTTGTTTAGCTGATTTCTCCGCTGTCTCCGCTGAACTCTTGGCGTTACCAGCCGAAGTCTCTGCGTTTGAAGCTGAATCTGCCGCCGCCTGAGCGTCCTTTGAAGCCTGCTCTGCCGCGCCCTGTGCTAAGTTAGCCGCACTCTCTGCCGCCTCTGCCTTTTTATCTGCGTTAGAAGCCGTCTCGCTGGCTTGTGAGGCTGTATTCTTTGCCTCGATAGAATTTGCCAGTGCCTTAGTAACGTCTGAATCAGTGATTTTAATCCAGCCATAGACCCCGTTATTCAATGCGTAGCGGTAGGCGTAGCCTGTTTCATTGTCGTAGTATAAATCGCCTAAATGCTCATTCTTAACATCGTCAGTAGTCCAGTTTTTAGCTGGCTCATTCTCCGAGGTCGGCTCTCCATCTTCAAACCAAGTTTGAATCGCTCCAACAATCTGGTCTTGCATCGAATCAAGCTGTGTACCGACTGTCTCTTTGTATGAGTCTAAGTCGTTGGAAACTTTATTCGTCTCTGCCAAAGCCCTGTCGATGTCTTTTGAGTTCTGAGCGGCGATAGTCTCCAAAGAACTTACACTGTCCAATGATTTATTTATGCTTGCATTGAGGGACTGAATATAGGAACTCTGTTTACCTGTTAATGAGTCGAACGAATCACCTAAAGTATATTCTGTTTCGGAAGGGTCTCCCAAATCTAAATCAATTTTGGACACCATCAAATATTCGTCCACACCCCGTGGGTCTATTCTGACTCTTGCAACCTGCCCGACCTCAAGATGTGTATAGCCATCCATATAGAGTGCCATGTCAACGGCTTTTACTACAATTTCTTTGGAAGGGGTAATTAATTTGGCTAATTCTATACATGCCTTGGTTAATAAATAATTTGGGTCTTGAGAATCGACTTCTAACGCATATTCACGATAGCCATACTTGGAAACAGCCTCGGTATTGTAGACCACATCGTAGCTTTTTACGTATCCATCATAATCTGAAATTAGTCCATCTTCCAAATCTATAATGTTTATTTCTTCACTGCCCTCGTCTTCTTCGCTGTCACTTGTGGCATAAGGTCGAATAGCTGTGTATAATTCTTCGCCTGAAACGTCACGCTCAAAATCGGTGATATTTTCACCAAAATCTATAATTTGGGTATTGCTCTCGTGAACATCTGCGTATAGGTCGAGAATCTTTTCGTCACCGTCATAGCGTAGGAATAAATAACCACCTAAAGAATCTAAAATCTTGTCTTTTATCTCGTCAGAGGTGTAAGGAAACGTAGAAGCTGAACGATAAATATAGTTATTAGCATCCAGCATAGCACCCTGATTGACTGCCACCCTGAAATGCTTTCTTGTGTCCAGAATGTGTTTGTTGTGCTGGTCGATTAACCATTCAAAATAACCATCAACGGATGAGGGGGCGGTTAATGTCGCCTCCCCCTCAATTGTGGAATACGGTCTGACTACGGTATCGGCTAAATATCCCAAAGCTGAATAGGCTGTAATAGTATAAACACCCTCGATGTCGTCATTTATATCTTGGATATAGCCCTCGAATAATTTTCTGTCGTTAAACCATAATTCCACGATTGAAGCCAAAACCTCCGCATTTAACACTGCTTCAAGTTCGCCTTCAATCGTGAATGAGAATTGCGCTGAGGAGTTAACCTCACTGGACAACGTGGCATCTGTTACCACGGTGTCCATATATGGCTCGTAGATTACCTCGTTGTCTAGTTTAATGATGTACATTTATTTCCACTTCCCACAAACGTATATACCCACTAATGGCTTAATAGCCGCATCGCCCCAGTCAACGATTGAAAAATAAGGGCTTGCACTTGTGCTAGAAGTTTGTTTCATAGCGCAGAAAGACTCGCGGTCGGTTCTGTTCAAGTCTCCCAAGAAGGAAATCATCGTAAATGGGCGTGATGTAAAGTTAAACGGATATGCTCCGAATGTTATGTCTGGAGTTCTATATCCGATTGCGGTCGAACTGAAGGTTAACTCCCCAAATTGTTTAGCATCAATTCCACATTCTGCGCGACCTGAGTTCCATTTTCTGTACCACCATTCGCCAGACGTACCCTGCGATACCACGTAGTCAACGCCCAAAGCGTCTAGCTTTTCCATGTTTGCATTAATAGGGTCTGGTGATATGTAATCGCTTGAGTTAATAAGGTCTAAACCTAGATTATCGGTTGCCATTATAAGTCCTCCCACTCGAATAGTAATTTAACTGTCGTGTCTGGCACGTTTTCATTTCTATAATCTAAATCGTACCAGTGTTCACTTTCTACTGCACCCCAAGTTTGGAATCTTACATCCTCCCACATTTGCGGCACGTCTTGAACGTCTCCGCCCAATCTTTGAAGGTCGTCCCATCTTTTGCCGTGCGCCTCATCGTAAGTTAAAGCATGTTTGCCGCTCTCTCCTACCTCTGTCCAGACGATGTTCCAAAATCTGAAACTGTTTATGTAAATCTCATTCCAACCCTCAGTGAATAGGACATCATTTAATCGCCATGAGCCAGCACCGACCACAATTTCTTGACCCTCCCATGCGATTATGCAAGGTTGGTCACATTCTATATATGGTCGAACTGGCTTTCTGCCGCTCTCTAGCCTAAATAACTTTCCGCCTGTTGCGTTTAAGGTGTATAGCTGAGTTCCTTTTGATTTATACGGCAATGTGTCCAAAGTTATGGTTACATCGAGCCTGTATTTTGAGGTCGAAAATTCTACCTCTGCCCTGCCCGTGTAAATGTAATCTTTATCCCACGAAGGGCGGAAGTAAAGTTTCCGCCCGTGTATGTCATTCATTATGTTAGTAGCGAGGTTCTCGAAATACTCTTTTTTATCGCTCTGAGATACCGCAAGAAATGTGTACTCGATGTCGTAATTTTGGTAAACCACATCGCCCGTTAATGACTCTGTGAGGTCTAAATAACCACTTCGCCCAGGAATTTCTGATTGATACGTTACAACTTCTGGCGAGTCGTATTCTTTTTCGGCGAGAATCAAACCATAGGTGAGCAAAGAGTCAAAAACTTCATTGTCTGTAACCCGTTTAAAAGTCACGTATTCATTAAGCATTAGAACCCTCCTTGCGCTAAAGTTTGCCTGCGTCCTAGAGTCTTATCCATCTGTGGGGCTATTCCTCCAACTAACTTCTTGGTGTCCAGAACAATATTCATGTTAGCCAAATCATCTAGCTTGTCGAGAATTTGACTCAATACGTCCGATGTTCCGCTCCCAGACTCTACTGTTGGAGTAATAACAGCCGCCGAACTTACCTGATTTACCATATCGTCCATGGATTGAACTGGCGCATCTGCATTATTCTCAATACCAATTGCCAAGCCTTCATCAAGATAGCCGCCAAACTCTTTAAACAGCTTAGACGGTGAGGCTATGCCAAAGAAGTTCTTGATTCCATCTACAACTTGTCCAGCCGCATCTAATGCGCTCTGAACTACACCGCCAATTGCATTGCCAATACCAGTAGCCAAGCCTGTTAATAAGTCGAAACCTGCTTGAACCATATCTGGAATGTGGTCTCCAATTGTGCTTACTATTCGGCTAATCAACTCTGGCAATTTGCCTACGATTGTAGAAATAATCTTTGGCATGTTTTCAACCAACGCCACAAACAAATCTAAGCCCATGTCTATAATCGCTGGAATAGCCGATGTCAAGAAGTCTAATACTCCCTCAATAATCATCGGCAAACTGGCAACAATTGTATCTAAGACTTGAGGAAATATCGTCACCAAAAACGGCAGTAATTGATTATTCAAAAAGTCCAATAGGCTCTGAATAATCAACGGCAAATTCGTTATCAATATTGACGTTAACTGAGGGAATATATTCATCACAAATGGCATTAATTGATTGGTAACAAAGTCAACCAAATAATTTATCAACAATGGTAAATTCTCTGCAATAAAACTCTGAATCTGCGGCGCGTATGTTTCTATCGTGCTGAATAAAGTCTCCAGAATTATTTGCGCCCTTGGAACGATATTTGAAGCCGCTGTCGCTACGCTCTCCACTAATTCCTCGGTTAGTTCTGTCATGTCGGCGGTATCATCGCCCAAGCCAGTTAGCCAGTTTGTCCATGCGGCTTTTGCGGAGTTGACTGAACCCTCGATAGTAGTTGCAGCTTCTTTCGCTGTTGTGCCCATCGCATTGAAGGCTTCTTCTTCAGTCATTGCACCGCTAGCTACCATCTCGGCTGCTTCTTCAGCCGTCAGACCACTAAAACCTAATTCAACTTGCACATCGTGAATTGCGTCCACAATATCGGCGTATGAATCTATGCTATATTGTGTAGCTTTGCCCTGTGCGGCGTTTAACTTATTGGCATCGTCAATAAGACGTTCCATTTCTTCTTTTGTGCCACCGTAACCAAGTTTAAGGTTGTCAAGCATCGTATAATTCTGCTTTGCGAAACCTTGGTAAGCGTTCTGAATACTTTCCATCGAAGTACCCATTTTGTTGGCGTTGTCTGCCATGTCTGTAATAGCCCTGTCGGCTTTTTCTGCCGCCGCCGCTGTGTCATTGTCTAACGACTGTAAAAGTGAAGCACTGAAGCTAGTTACAGTCTCCATATAGTCGTTTGCCGATAGTCCAGCCGTAGTATATGCCCTTGCCGCATACTGCTCGACTACATCTGCGCTCTCCTTAAAAAGAGTCTCAACTCCGCCTGTTAATTGCTCAAAAGAAGCATAAGCATCCAAACTACTTTTCAGAATTTTCGCCGTACCACCTGCAACCGCTGTAACTCCAGACGCGATTGCCGCCGCTCCTGCCTTAGCGGCAGTTCCCAGTCCACTTGTAATTTTGCTTGATAAGCTGTCAATCTTGCTTGAGGCTTCGTCTTTAAGCCCGACTCTCATTACTAGGTCTAATAGATTCATTTTTCACCTCCAAACCTGCTTTTTGGATTATGTCTATAACAAGTGCGTCTGCGTCCACATCTTCTATTCTGTGTGGTCTAACAATCTCGCACCATCTCTTACCCATACATTTAGGTGGGTTTTGCTTTTCTAGATAAATGCTATCCGTAATATACGTTTTGAAAGCAAAGTCCAATATTTGCTGTTCGTGACGCGCCTTAACGTACATTAAAAAAGCCTTGGCACTCTGCACTCCGCAGTATTCGCCAAGGCTCAACCAAAGTACGCCGTCACCGTCACGCGCTAGGATAAAAAAGACAATAATTCCTCGTCTGTTAAAATCTCGAACAAATCACCCAACAATTTAGACAAGGTGAGGTCTTTTTCGTATTCCTCCACCGTCTGATTATTGAGTACCGCCATTACAGTGAGAATGTCTTTTTTATTGTCCTTTAGAAGGCTTGGAAGTGCCTTTTTCAATCGCTTTAAAAAGTAGCTATTGGCATCTTCACCCTTTGGAAGTGTTTGCTTTTTAAACAGTTCCATCGCCGTTTTATTCTGCGCAATGTTAGAAATTGGCTCAATTAAATCAGCGATTACCTCTAAAGTCCTGTCGCCTTTGATGTCGGATAGTTTCATTACGCCGCCGCCTTACCTGACTGGACATAAATCTTGAACGGTACTTCGTCTGGTTTCTCCATGGAGTAATGCCCTGTGAACTCAAAGCTAAATTGACCCTTTGAACTGTCGCTAGCACTAATCTTGAAGCCGCCTGTTGATAAAGCATTGCTCAATTGAATAGCGATAAAGCCTGCATTGTCTCCAGTGTTGATGTCGGAGTAGTCTCCAACCCACCAGACCGACTCAAAGTCATTTACTGATAACTCGTTGCGTGGAGTAATTACATTGTCAGAGACATCTGCCGCACCTGTGAGGCGTTTAGCTAGATTTGCGGTGACTGTAACGTAAGTACCGCTCATTTTCGCCTCCCATGAGTCAAGAGTCTTTAACTCCATCATGTTTTTAGGGCAATTATCGATGTCTTCGCCGTTATCAGTAAATGTCGGAGTTGCCTCAAAAGACACACCGCCAGTCGTTGCGCCGATTATGTTTGACACCTCAACCGCGCCAGAAGACGGGTCAAAGTCACTCAACATAATGCCAGCATTTAGCTGTAGGTTTTTAAAAGTGTCTTGAGGAATCTGCGTAAACTTTTTAGTCATTTATTCCTCCTTAAAATGTCGTAGTGTACTCAAGTGTTACATTTAGCAGTCTGCGCTTAATAGAGTGGTCTGAATCGTCCTCCAGTGCATTACACCAAGGTTCGCCCCTAGAAATCATAACTGCTCCATCATCGCAAGGAATCGTAGTGCCGCCCAAACCCAAAGATTTTGAAATTTCATTCACCTTGTCATTTGGTATTTTCTCGCTGTCTGTCTTATACCAAAGATTAACAGTCGAATTTAATTCACCGTCTCCCCATGCTCCTGTAACCACTTCATATGTCAAATAGGGATACTCGGCATCGTCAGGTACTCCAGTTGAGACATAAGCTGGAATGTCAAAACTGCTAAAGAATTGGTACAAAGCCGCCGCCTTAGTCGTCATAGCGTCCACTCCTCTGCGCTTACCTGCTCAAACTGAAATGTTGCTGTGGACGGAGTTCTCTTATCGTCCCCGTTTGAAGTTACCCTAAAAATCTGCCCATCTGAAATGCGCTTGAATACATCATGGAACTCAAGAGTAGCGGTAATGTTAGTAGTTACTGTATAAACGTTTGATAAACCGTCCTTTTCAGCAATTCTAGCCTCCAAGGTCGTGTCTTTAACGATTGCGGCATCGAAATGGATAGTTTCGACCCACGAAGTATTCCAGCCGCCCTCACCGTCAGAAATTCGGGTTTTCTCCAGTAAAACGCACTCGACTTTGAACTCGTCCACTAGGCTCATGGTAATTTCCTCCACCTATTCAATCGGCTACGGAAAACGTCCTGCCATTGCGCAACAGTCCCATTCTGGTTTGTGGCTTTAGAGTAGCTATAACCTCCGAAACTCTCCGAGGTGTATGCTCCAACTGGGTTTGCCTCGCAATACGCCTTTATTTCCTCTGATAGACTGATTACTTCTTGGGGTATGGCAAGCGTGAAAATCTCCCCCGTGAATTCCTCATCAATCAGAGTTTCTGGCGATTGGTGCAAACCGTCATTGAATACAGACCCCTTAATTCGGTAGTATTGCCCCTCAGGTATATCGAAAGCCAGCACACCCCCCGAAATGGTGAATGTGCCGACCTTGTGACCATGCTCAAACCAGTTATAGAGATGTCCGAGTACCGCCTCTAACATGATTATGCCGCCGCCTCAACAGCAACAGAAGTCTTAATGCCAGTAAGTGCGCCAGCCTTAAGAGTATTCTTAAGTGCTACACCTGCGACAAGTTCAACCTCGCCTGTCTTGACCGCACCTGGCTCTGTCATGTCTGGCATATACGAGGAAATAACACCTGTACCAGTAGGAGAAATGCCATGGAAGGCATCAAGCCCGAGTTCTACTGCGTAAATTGACGATGTTCCGTCCTCATCTGCCACGATGTCAACAGTCTTAGAGCCATCGTAGAACTGACCCATGTCAAGAAGTGGAATACCGTTGTAGGTCTCCACGAATCGACCGAAGTCGTCCTTTGTGCGCTCATAATAACCAGCACGTCTTGCGACTGCACGAATCTTAGCCAACATCTTGCGGTTCATCATCAACATCGAAGGTGTACCGTCAATTAAAGAAAGGAATGTGTCCAACTCGTCCAAGAACGCATTAGCATTTGCGTCCATCATAGCGGCGGTGGAAATGTCAGTCTCTGAAGATACAACGGTAGAAGAACCGCTCAAAAGTTTACGTAGACCGTCAAATGTGCCTGTTGTGTAACCTGTGCCACTAGAAGCACTAGAGCCATTAATTACGCAATTATGGAACAAATTTGAAGCCGCTTTAATTTTTTGCTCTGCCTGAAATGCCATCTCATCAATTGCGCCTGAGGTGTTTTGAATAACACGGTCAATCGAGAATGAGCCACCCATGATTATGGCATTGGTGGTCTTGGTCGTGCGCTTTGCCTCATTCGCCTTATACTCGGTGTTGATAGCACGAACGCCAGCGGTCGAAGGTGTCAACAATTGCGTATAACCATATGCAAGAGTTGAGCCGCCCGTACCTGGGCTAATCATGTTATCGAATGTAATGCGGTCAAGTAATAGACTTGAGCGTTGGAACATATCTACAACCTGTTGGTCGATTGGGTCTGCCATTCCAACTTTGGCTTCAGCTAGTGTAATAGCCATTTTTCACTCCTATTCGTTGTTAGAATATTTCGCTCTCATGGCATCGGCTAATGAGTGAACTTCTGGTTTCTTTG